GATGGAACATTTGGTGATTTATATTTTAATGAATTATTAAATGATTGGTCAAGATTTGATATAAATAAACGTACAAAGTTTGATGCGTCTATTAGTTCAGGTTTAGCAATCATGGCAAACAATAGACATTTATACGCTCCAAATGCAAAAATTGAAAAACCAAAATTAAACATACAAATTTCTAAATATGAAAACAAAGGTAGTATGTCTAAAATAATAAAAGAATAATATGGCAGAGTCTGGCATTAATAATTATTTTCCTAGTCAAACTGTAAGTGACGCTGAGAAGTTAAGTTACGACTATGGTTTAAAGGTAGGTAAAGCAATTGAGACTGAATGGTTCAATAACGATAGGAGTCTTAATAGATATAGATCTAACCACAATAATTTTCATAATTTAAGATTATATGCTCGTGGAGAGCAATCAATTCAAAAGTATAAGGATGAGTTATCAATAAATGGTGATTTGTCCTATCTTAATTTAGATTGGAAACCAGTTCCAATTATCCCAAAATTTGTTGATATAGTTGTTAATGGTATAGCTGAAAGAATGTATGATATCAATGCTTTTTCCCAAGATCCGTTCGGTGTAAGTAAAAGAACAGAGTACATGGAAACTACGATAAGAGATATGAAGATGAGGGATTTTGATGATTTTACAAGAAAAGAATTAAGTATAGATCTTAGTGAAACTCCAAGAGACGAATTACCTGATACGATGGCGGAGTTAGAGTTACATATGCAATTAAGTTATAAACAAAATGTAGAATTAGCAGAAGAACAAGCTATAAATGTTTTAATGAAAGGTAATAATTATGAACTTACAAAGAAAAGATTCTATTATGACTTAGCGGTATTAGGTATTGGCGCGGTAAAAACAACATTCAACACGTCGGAAGGTGTTGTTATCGATTATGTTGATCCAGCAAATTTAGTATATTCTTATACAGATTCCCCTTATTTCGATGATATATATTATATTGGTGAAGTTAAATCTATTCCAGTAAATGAGTTAGCAAAACAATTCCCGCATCTTACAGAATCTGATCTTGAAGATGTAATGAAAAATAAATCTACTAATAAGTCTAATTATAATAAATATTCTGTAAATAAAGAAGATAATAATACAATTCAAGTTTTATATTTTAATTATAAAACTTATATGAATGAAGTTTATAAAGTAAAAGAAACTGGAACTGGAGCTGATAAAATAATACTTAAAGATGATGGGTTTAATCCACCATCAGGTAAAGAAGGTGAATACTCAAGATTATTACGATCTATAGAATGTTTATATGAAGGTGCTATGATTTTAGGTACAGAAAAACTTCTTAAGTGGGAAATGGCTTCAAATATGATAAGACCTAAAAGTGATTTTACTAAAGTTAAAATGAATTACGCTATTGTAGCACCTAGAATGTACAATGGTAAAATTGAATCATTAGTTGGTAGAATTACTGGATTTGCTGACATGATTCAATTAACTCATTTAAAGTTGCAACAAGTAATGTCAAGAATGACACCTGATGGGGTTTATTTAGATGCAGACGGTCTTGCTGAAATTGATTTAGGTAATGGAACAAATTATAACCCACAAGAAGCATTAAATATGTTTTTCCAAACGGGTAGTGTTATTGGTCGATCATTCACACAAGATGGTGATATGAATCCTGGTAAAGTACCTATTCAAGAAATACAATCAGGATCTGGAGGACAAAAATTGCAAAGTTTAATTGGCACATATAATTACTATTTACAAATGATTCGAGATACTACCGGATTAAATGAAGCTAGAGATGGTAGTATGCCAGATAAAGATGCATTAGTTGGTGTTCAAAAATTAGCAGCAGCAAATTCTAATACGGCAACACGGCACATACTACAATCCGGATTATTTTTAACTGCTGAAGTTGCAGAGTGTTTATCTCTTAGGATATCTGATATTATAGAATATTCTCCAACACGAGATGCGTTTATACAAGCTATTGGCGTTCATAACGTTGCCACATTAGAAGAATTAAAAAATATTCATTTATATGATTTTGGTATATTTATAGAATTACAACCAGATGAAGAAGAAAAAATGATGTTAGAAAATAATATTCAAGTAGCGTTATCTAAAGAAAATATTGAATTAGAAGATGCGATTGATATTAGAGAAATTAAAAATATAAAACTTGCAAATCAACTATTAAAAATAAGAAGAAAAAAGAAATTAGAACGAGACGAACAAATTCAATTACAAAATATCCAAGCTCAAGCAGAGGCTAACATGCAAACTCAGCAGGCCGCTGCGGAAATGGAAATACAAAAAACACAAGTTAATCTGCAATCTGATATGGAACTTGAGAGCTTAAAAGGAAACATTGGTGCTCAAAAATTAATGCAAGAAGCAGAACTTAAAAAAGAACTAATGGCATATGAGTTTCAAATAAATATGGCTCTAAAAGAAAAAGAACTTGAGATTGTACAACAAAAAGATAATAACAAAGAAGATCGCAAAGATGAAAGAACAAAAATCCAAGCAACTCAACAAAGTGAACTTATAGATCAAAGAAAAAACGAAAAACCACCTAAAAACTTTGAGTCATCGAGTAATGATATACTTAGTGGTGATTTTAATTTAGGTGCGTTTGAACCAAGATAAAATTTTTATTAACTATTATTATATTATATTATGGCAAAAAAGAAAAAAGAAAAGGTAGAACAGACTACCAACGAACCTAAAGGTGACGTTACGAAAGTAAAAGCAAAAATGAAAAAACCAGCGGAAGTTATTGAAGACACAATAACTAAAGTTGATTTAAGTAAACCACCAAAAACAGAGGAAAATGAACAACCAGTTGATAATACAGAAACCGAGGATGTTCAAGAAAAGATTATTGAAGAAACGACTGATAAAAAAGAGGATGTTGAACAATCTACAGAAGAAAACGTTGAACAACCTGTTTTAGAAGAAATTACAGAAGAAGAAACAGTTGAAGAATTAGAAGAACAAGTAGAAGACGCTGTTGCTAAAGCTGAAGCCACTGGAAAACCAATCCCTGAAAATATCCAAAAACTAATGGATTTTATGGAAGAAACCGGTGGAGATTTAAATGATTATGTTAAACTTAATCAAGATTATAGTAAATTAGAAAATCATGATTTATTATATGAGTATTACAAGCAAACAAAACCTCATTTAGATAACGAAGAAATTAACTTCCTTATGGAAGATCAATTCTCTTTCGACGAAGAAGTCGATGAAGAAAGAGATATACGAAGAAAAAAATTAGCGTTAAAAGAGCAAGTTGCCAGCGCTAAAAGCCACTTGGACGGGCAAAAGTCCAGATACTATGAAGATATCAAAGCTGGGTCAAAGTTGACTCAAGAACAACAAAAAGCAATTGATTTCTTTAATAGGTACAACAAGGAATCTGAGGAAAATCAGAAAACAGCAGATGCAGCTAAATCTACATTCTTACAAAAAACAGATAGTGTTTTTAATGATAAATTCAAAGGTTTTGAATACAACGTCGGGGATAAGAAGTTTAGATTTAATGTTAAAGATGCTAATGAGATTAAAGAGACACAAAGCGATATCAATAACTTTGTCAAAAAGTTTTTGGATAAAAAGAATTTAATGGAAGACGCTAAAGGTTATCATAAATCTCTTTATACAGCTATGAATGCTGATGCTGTTGCTAATCATTTTTACGAACAAGGAAAAGCAGATGCTATGAAAAATAGTGTTGCTAAAGCCAAAAATGTGAATATGGATCCAAGGCAAGCCCATGGTGAAATTGAAGCAGGTGGTATTAAAGTAAAAGTATTAGGTGATGATTCCACTGATTTTAAGTTTAAAATTAAACAAAAATAACAATTTAAAATTACAAAATTATGGCAATTACACCAGGAGGTAGTTTGAATAGTGTTCCGGCTCCACAAAAGCAAACATTATCTACAAATTACTTCGATTTTACTGCGACAGCTGGACAAGGCTGGGCGCAACAATTTTTACCAGATCTAATGGAGAAAGAAGCTGAGGTATTTGGTCCTAGGACTATATCTGGATTTCTTTCACAAGTTGGAGCTGAAGAGTCTATGAGTGCTGATCAAGTAGTTTGGTCAGAACAAGGTAGACTACACCTTTCCTATAAGGGAACGGTAGCAGCAGGAGGTGGTTCAAGTTCCGGTGGTTTAGGAGCTTCATCTGTAATAACAATAACACATGATATTGATGAATCGTCTGGATTTACAGCAGCTAATCATGGAATTAGAACGAATGATACTATTATAGTTTCAAACGCTACTGATGGTGTTGTTAAATGTTTAGTTACAGCAGTAGCTACAAGTGGTGGTACTATAGACGTACTTCCTTATACTGCAAATAACTTACAAACTGATAGTACTGCTAAGGGAACAACTATACTAGTTTATGGATCTGAGTACGGTAAAGGCTCTAAATACATGGCTGGTGGTACTGCTACGACTGAAAATGAGTCAAGAGGTGCTAACGAACCAGATTTCAAATCATTCACTAACAAACCAATCATTATAAAAGATTACTACGAAGTATCAGGTTCTGATACAGCTAGAATCGGTTGGGTTGAAATTACTGGTGAAGAAGGTCAATCAGGTTATTTATGGTATTTAAAAGCTGAAGCTGATACAAGAGCACGTTTTACTGATTATTTAGAAATGGCGATGTTAGAAGGTGAATTAAGTTCTACGTCTTTAATAGATGGTTCGACTCTTATAAAAGGAACGTCTGCAGCTGATCAAGTTGGTACTGAAGGTTTATTCGCTGCTGTTACATCAAGAGGTAATCTTACTTCTGGTGTTACTGGCGTTAATGCGGCTACTGATTTAGCTGAATTTGACGCTATCTTAGCAGAGTTTGATAACCAAGGTGCTATTGAAGAAAACATGATGTTTGTTAATAGAGCTACGTCTCTTGCAATGGATGACATGCTAGCTTCAATGAATTCTTATGGTGCTGGTGGTACTTCTTATGGAGTATTCAACAACTCAGAAGATATGGCACTTAATTTAGGTTTTTCAGGATTCCGTAGAGGTTCTTATGATTTCTACAAATCAGATATGAGATACTTAAACGACAAAGCTACTAGAGGTGGTATTAACGCTGCTTCTACTGCTAATGCAATTAGGGGAGTCATGGTACCAGCTGGTACATCTACAGTTTATGATCAAGCTTTAGGAAAAAATCTTAAACGACCTTTCTTACATGTTCGTTATAGAGCTTCACAAACTGACGACAGACGAATGAAAACATGGACTACTGGTTCTGTTGGTGCGACTACAACAGCATTAGATGCTATGCAAATTCATTTCTTATCAGAGAGATGTTTAGTTACACAAGGTGCTAATAATTTCATGTTAATGAAATAAGCATTTATTACTTTAAAAGAACCGAGGTTTCGGCCTCGGTCCTTTTATTTTTATTAATTTTATTATATATTATATTATGTCAAAAAAACAAAAAACAGTAAAGGTTGAAGAACCTATGGTTCAGGAAGTGACTATTGAACCAACAAAAGAACAACTTAAAGAATTACCTTTAGAAACACCCAAAAACACTTGGGAATTGAAAGATAGAATGTATTTCTTAAAAGGCAATATAAAACCATTATCTTACGCAATCAGATCATCGAGTATTTATTGGTTTGACGAAGAAAAAGGTTTTGAAAGAGAACTTAAGTATTGTCAAAATCAAAAAACTCCTTTTGTAGACGAAATGAAAGGCGAACAAAGATTAGAACATATTATATTTAGAAGTGGTACTTTGTTTGTCCCTAGAGAACAACAAACACTTCAAAAACTATTATCTTTATACCATCCACATAACGGTCAAATATTTCTCGAATATGAACCCGTTAAAGAGGCTGAAAATGAAATGGAAGTGTTAGAAATGGAGGCAGATGCCCTATTAGCTGCGAGAAATATGGATATTGATATGGCAGAGGCAATTATGCGTGTAGAGAATGGTTCTAAAGTAGCAGAGATGAGTTCTAAAGAACTTAAACGTGATTTACTTATATTTGCTAAGAAACAACCTAAATTGTTATTAGATTTAGCAAATGATGAAAATGTGGTACTTAGAAATTTTGGTATTAAAGCAACTGAAATGGGAATATTAGTATTATCTACGGATCAAAGAACGTTCACGTGGGGTTCTAATAA